TGATCCCGAGCGTTGTGCCGTTTGCGGTGGCGCTGGAAACGGTGAGCGTGCCGGTGACGCCGCCTCGGTTCGTCGGGTTGGCGTAGTCTTGAAAAAGGAACGTGCCACGCTGCGCCTTCAGTAAGAAGGCGACGATCTCCTCCGCGTCCGCGCGCTTCATCGGAGGACAATCGACCGAGCCGAGCCACGCCTGACCTGGCCAGTTGTATTGCTGGGTCTGCAACGTGAATGGGCTCGTGTTGCGCGAGGTCGCCGAGACGCCCGTAAACGACAAGCGCGAGAGATTAAACGGACTCGGCGGCGTGAGTGGGTATGAGATAGCCATGACGATTAGGCAAAGGCTGCACGGTATCCGCCGCCGCGTCGGACCATGTCTGGAATCTCTGCCTTGAGCCGACGACGCTCTTGGTCAAGGATTGGAACGAGTTCGGCGCGCGAGACGCCGGCCGCGATGTTGTAGTTCACGGTGACGCCGCCGCTGCCGGATCCGCCGCTCATCTTGTTGTTCGGCACGATGGTGCCCGACGCGTGCGGCACGAAGAGCTCTGGTCCTTGCTCGCCGACGACGTATGCTGAGCCGCCGCTGACTGGTCCGCCCATTGCGCGGCCGGGTATCGGTGGAGCGCCGAGCAAAGTTGCGATGCCCGAGGCGAGGCGCTGCGTCACCATTTGCTGAAACACTAGCCGAATCAAATCGCGGCCTAGCGCGCGGACGACCTCGCTTAGTTTTTGACCGCTGAGGATTGCGTCCTCGAAGCCTTGGGCGATCAGACTGCCGGCGTTCTTTGCGAGGATTTGCAAATCGGTTTCAAGAATTTTTCTTTTACCAATCGTTTTTACCAATTTTTCTTGAAGCTCAGTTAATTGTTCAAACCGCGCTACTTCTTCTGCGCTTGCAGTAAGAATGTTAAATGCGCCGTCTTCAGGAAGCAGTGATTGCAGTGCTTCTATTTCGGAAGTAAGATCAACCACCTGCTGAATAATTTTAGCCTGTTGTTGCTCAGCAGACATTTGCTCCATCTGAAAATCCTCGAAGGCTTCATTCACCGCCAAAACTGATTTTTCGTAATCAACAAAAGCACTCTGAGCAATTTTAGTTTGTTCAGTCGTAAGTTCTAATGTTTTTGCTTCACGATTTAAGGCATCTAGCTCAGCGGATAACGTAATATCTTTTGAAGCACTATTAACTCGTTCAATTTCTTCACCTAAACGAGCAAAGGCTTGAGATGGTTTTTCACCAATAGAATTCAGACCTTCCTTTAGTTTTTCAATCGCTTCAGTAACTTCAGTAATTTTTGGCCTGTCTCTTTCTAAACGCAACGCATCCGCGATTCCCGCTGAGTCTACTTCAGTCACGCCGGTCACGGCGTCTTTCAATTCTAACGCTCTGTTCACGCCTAACAGTAGCGTGTCCTTTAACATTTTAAACGCATTGTCGATAAAGCCAGTTGCGCGAGTTAGTTTATCAATCTCCTGCGCACTCTTACCTAGTTTTTGCGCGTTAGCTTCTGCCTCTTCAAGTGTCCGATTTATGCTTTTGCCGACGGTGATAATTGCGGTTAGCGCAATAAATCCCTTAAAACTTGCAACGACAGTTTTTGCTGTCGCGTTCATCTTTGTCAGCGAGTTCTGCACGCTGGCAAAAGCTGCCTTCGTCGCATCAACCGCCCGCAAAATAAATGTCGCTTCAGCCATGGTTTTTAAGTTTTCGGTTTTGGTGTTCGATGTAGGCGAGCCATCCCGTCAGTTCCTGCGCTGGCATTGCAAGAACCTCGTGGGCAAATTTGTGCAGACGGTCCGCGAGCGCGTAAACGGCGAGGAGGTCTGCCGCCTCCCCACCGTAGATCAGTTTTTTAGGTCGTCCACCTTCGGCGAATCATCGGCGAGTATGGCGTTGGCGACGCGGCCGACGACGTTCGAGTCCGCCTTGTTCAGTAAACTCGGCTTGTGCTCAATCGTAAACAGCTTCACGCCGTGCTCGTCGGTCGCCTTCATTATCAAAATGTCCACGAGTAGCTCCATGTCGTTTTCTTTGCTGCGCCGATAGAGCCGGTTTTTTTCCGAGAGCGTGACCGGCGATGCGTGCACCACAAGCTTCCACTCTGGCACGTCGATCCGTCGCGTGCCGAGTGATGCGAAATGTTCCCTGACGAGGTCGATTGCGTCCATGTGTGTGTTGTGTTTTTCCTGCGAAATTAAGCCGTCAGGGTGCTCAGCGTCCCGTTACCCTCGAAGGCGATTGATCCCTCGATGATGCCGTCGAACGACGCGGAGACGTTAAACTGGGTCACGATGGCCGCGCCCGAGTAGTAAACGTCGCCGGTGTCCGCGCCCTCTGGGTAAAGGTTAAGCGTCACGGAGCTTCCGATGGTGATCAGAAGCTGGCCCGCGTTGGTCTCGTCCCAGTAAAGATCTCCGCTGACGGAGAACGTCTTCATCGATGCGAGCCGGGTGCGGTAGGTGTCGCCGAGGACGGAATCCTCGACCGTGTCTGACGAATGGGTGAGAGCGTAGTTCCGCAACTCGCCGATCGTGGTGCTGGATATTTTGATGAGGCCGTCGCGGCCGAGTTTGGTTGCCATGAGATTAAGTTAGTCGGTTGAGAAATATATGCAGTTAAAAATGTGCCGAGCCGATCCGAAGCGCCGGTCCTCGTCTGGCTCGATCGTATATTCCACGGACGTCAAATGCAGGTCTTGACACTGCCCGCCGAGCGTAACGTCCGCGAGCACCGCCGCTTCGACCGCTGCGCTGCCGGTGTCGAAAAGGTCGTCGATTAGGTAGGTGCCGCTCTCGGCAATGAAGTAATCCACGACGAGCTGAAGCTGACGGTATTGCGTGCGGTTGCTCGGCCCGAGCGTGCGGACCTCGATCTGCTCGCTGACGGCGTAAACTGCAGCGGCCGGAAAGCTGACGCTCGCAATCGTGTTGTTGCGCCCTCGCAGGATGTTCGCCGTCGGCACGACGAGAGCGCCCGTGAGCGCAGTGGCGGTGGCGTTGCGGATGTTTGTGCGGGTGCTCATGCTGCTGTTTTGATCGGCATCGCGCCGCCGACGCGGGTGAAGCCAAGGTTCACTGCGCTATTGGCGAGAACGGCAGCGACTTTCTTAGTGGTGGTTGCGATCCTCGAGTTGATCGCGCCGTCAATCATGCGCTGATAATTTCGAATCTTTACGTTGTGCGCCGTGGCTTTGATGAAAGGCTGCGGACCGAAGCTCGATTGCACCGAGCCAAACAGCTTGTTGCCGTTGGCCTGCGGCTTGAGCTTGTCGCTGAATTTCTTGTAACGAGCACCAGTCACCTTCGCAGATGAGTTCCATCCGCTGACTGTCCAGCCGACGCGGTCTTCCATCGTCTTCCGTGCGCGACGAAAATCTAATCCGAAAGCAAGGACTTGCGGTCTGCCTTTGATTCTGCGCCACGGTGTTTGCTGCTCTTTTTTGTATTGATAAAGCGCGTCCTCGCTCTCTAAAAGCCTCATGCCGTAGTAGTATGAAAGATTCGGGTTCCGCAAAAGCGCGCGAAGTTTTTCGACATTCCGTTTGCGCACGTAGCGCGCCATCGATTTGTAGAAACCGCCATCGGTTGCTTTGGCCTGCAAGTCCTGATACACCAAAGGAGCGGCGAGACTGCTGAAGTCAGCCCGAACCGCGTTTACGCCCTGATCTTTTCGTTTCGGCGGAGTGAATTTTACGATAGTTTGGATCGCGTATTTCGCCTCCTCCTTAATGACCAGTCCAAGGTCAACTTTCGCCGCAAGCGCAAGCTTCGCTAGTTGAAATTCCAGCCGCGAGAAACTGGCCTCGATCTCGATCATATCGCCTTTTGCACTTCGAGTTCACATCCTGCGCCCTCGGCGTCGAGCATGACTCGGTCGATGAAATACGTGATGCCAGCTAAGGAAAGCGTCTGCGTGACCTGCGGCACGGCGCTCACACTCGTCGTAAGCAGGAACACGGTGAAGCGCGAATCGTCGCGGCGTTGATCCTCGAACTCCGCGAACGCGTTGCGCGAGGATGACCAGACGCCCGTGATGCTTGCGCCCTGATACGTGAACGAGATCCCGGCCTGCGCTAGAATCGCCGAAAAGTCGGAGTTGATTTGCGTCGGGTCGAAGTCTCGGACGGCGGCCATACTATTGCAAGAATCGTCAAACCCGTGCGAAAAGCAGCGCGTGCAGCGCAGGCCGGTTTGCTTTCAGCCACGGCTCGGCGTCGGCCATGCACTTGGCCGCGTCGTTGCCGCACGTCTGCGATCCTACATGGTGGACGTAGGCGCGAGAGACGAAGTGCCGGCGCTTCATATCGGCGCATTGCACGTCATCGGAGAACCAGTTGATGGGCGGAAAATCGACCCACGCGTCGCGGTGAATCCACGCGCAAATTGGCGCGATGATCGGCGTCTCGATGATGCTGCGCTCTGACTGGAATCGCAGGAAGTCCAAGCGCCCGGAGCCGCAACGGATATTCTGTGCGCCGCGCGCGTAGTCGGACCGTGCT